AAGGGGACCGGTATGGCTGGGGAGATGACGGGGAAGATTCCGTATTCGGCACGATGACGGCTATCGGCGGCGGAGCTGGAGGCGGCTACATAAAGCCCGGTAAGCCCGGCGGGTCGGGCGGAGGCGGCGGTCTGAAAGAAAGCGCGGCCGGCGGTGTCGGCACGGTGGGTCAGGGCCACGATGGCGGGGATTCCGAGCCGGCAAATACCCACGCCTATTACGCCGGTGGCGGCGGAGGCGGAGCTGACGAAGCCGGGGCTGATGGGGTAGAGCCCTCGATAGGCGGCAAGGGCGGCGACGGCCTGGAGTATTTCGGCTCTTATTATAGCGGAGGCGGAGGCGGAGGAGCGAAGGTCACGGCCGGACTTGGCGGCCTCGGCGGTGGAGGCAACGGTAGTGCATCGACGGGAGCGGCTAACTCCGGGACACCCAACACGGGCGGCGGAGGCGGCGGAGCGAGGAGGGATGGCGCAGGCGGCAAGGGCGGCAAGGGCATCGTCATCATCCGGATCGCGGATATCCCGTCTTTGGAGTCCTATTCGGAAGCCGCCATCAAGCAAGAGGGCGATTATTCCTTAAAAGGCGTCGCGCTCATCGCGACGAGCCTGAACAAGACCCTGATCCGGACGATTTCAACGCCCATTAATCTGACGGACATCAACACCATCAAATTCGATATCCGGGCCTCGCGGACCGGCTCGAATATCAAGGTCGGAATCCACGACAGCGGCGGGACGACGACGGAGACGACGCCGAACATCGTCGCGGCCGATACCTGGCAGACCATCACCTGGGACATCTCCGGCGTCTCGAACGCGAACAAGGACGCGATAGATACAATCATCATTACGGTCGTCAATGCGGGTGCGGCCAATACGTTTTATATCGACAAGATGTATCTTCCGTCGGCCCATACCGGAGCGCTTTCCCTTTCTCAAACCGGGATCATCCTACGGCCGGAGTGCAAATGCCGATCGAGGTTCCGGCTGAAAAGCACGGTCGCCTCGCCGGGCGTGATGGTAAAGTGGGGCATCCAGGATAGCGCCGGGAATGTCTGGTATAACGCCACAGCCGAAACGTGGGGCGCGGAAACTTACAATGAGGCCTCGGGCATCACGAGCGCGGGCTGGACCGAAGTTGCAGTCGACTTCCCGGCAGATGATGGTTATTCGAATTATAAGTTCATCGTCAAGACGGGGACAGTGGACCGGGGCGAGGTTTATAGTTTTTACTTGGATGACTGTTCACTCATCAGAATTCTGAAGCCTATGCCCTACCGGGCCATTATCCCGCAGGGTGGAGCGCCGCAAATCACACAGAGCGTCGGGGATTATTACATCGGGGATGTCGTGTTCTCTGCGGGAGAAATCCGATACGGGAATGACGGCTGGTGGTATGAAGCACTCGTCGATTATATCTGGCACCTGAAGAAGTTCTGGCTGAAGGCCGGGGCCATCGACTCGGATTATTCGGAACTCGGGACGCTCTTCTGGGGCCGGACGAGTCGTCCGGTCGTAACGGACCGGGAGGCGACCTTCGAGGTCGTGGACGCGCGGGAGGGGCTATTCGGGTCCATCCCGTCAGTCCTCTTTGATCTGACGACCTATCCGAACATGGACCCGGAAGAGGTAAAGAAGGCGAGGGCTATCCCAATCCTTTTTGGCGAGCTCGACAACATCACGCCTATCTGTATCGACACGACGATCTGGAAATATAAGATTGCGGGCCATGAACTTGAGGAGATCAGCGCGGTCTACAAGGATGGCGTCACGCTCACCCTGACCACGGACTATACGGTTGACCTGGCCAACGGGGAATTCACGCTCGTCGCGGACCCGGAGAACGGCGTCATCACCTGCAAGGCGAAGGGCGCCAAGTGCAAAATCCAGGACGGGACCTACAGCGCCGTCGGCGCGGACATTTTATTCGCGGCCCTGACGACGTTCAACTCGCCTGCCATCCCGAAAAGCCAGATTGACTTGGTATCGTTTCTGGACCTTCAGGCCAACCGGATTCAGCCGTTGGCCGCCTACCTGACGGACCAAGCCCCGGTGCTGGATTTCGTTCGGAAAATCCAGGACTCGAACGTGTTTCATCTCATTCCGCTCGCCAACAGGACCTTCGGCGCGTTCCGTTATGCGGTCGGGACGACGGGGAGCGAAGTCCGCATCGACCAACATGACTTCGCATCATTCGCCCTGAGGTATGACACGGCCCCGGTCCGAAAGACCGTGATCATAAAATACGGCCAGGATCCCACGACTAAGAACTGGCTGGCGGAAAAGGTGACGGATGCGAATATCGGGTATCGCTATGACCAAGCGGAAATTTTAGAGAAAGAGACCTTACTGACGGTCGCTTCCGATTCGGCGACGCTGGGACAGTTTTATCTGAACATCATCCGTTCGCCGGAGAAGCGAGTATTGGGGACCGTCCCGGCTTTGCTACTGGGCCATCGGCCGGCCGAGAAAATCTTCGTGTCCAAATCTATCCGAGACGGCGAAGGCGTCACCCAGACCATCCTTGCCGAAGAAGTCTATCGGGCGCTGACGCTGGTCAAGAACGCCGGGCCGGCGACCGTCGAAGTCGAGGCCGTCCTGGACATTCAGAGCACGGGCGCGATGCACAATAACATCTCCCATGTGGACACCCACAGCGACAGCCATACGGATGTCCTTCACGTGGATGAGCATGGTGACGGGGATCACGGCGACAAGCATGCCGATGTCGTCCATTCCAACAGTTATAGCGATAACCCCTATGATGATCACGCTCATGTCGATGTCCACAACGATGCCCACACAGATATTGAACACACGGACACCCACGGGGATGCCGCATACACGGATACGGCCCACGGGAACGCCGGCCATTCGGATAACCCCCACGAGGATATCCCCCATACGGACGGGGCGGGCCACTCGGATTCGCCTCATGTCGATTCCCATTCGGATATGGCCCACCAGGATTTCTATAAGGACATCCACGTGGATGACGACACAGGACTTCCTTATCGCGATTCCCACGGGGATTCTTATAATGATTCCCATAGGGACTCCCATTCGGATACGCCTCACGGGGATTCCGCCTACGTGGACGTCCCCCATGAAAACAGCCCCCACGAGGACCTCAGCCACACGAATACCGCCTACGTGGATTCCCGCCATACCGACGTCCATGCGAACACTTCCCACACGGATGTCCATACAAATAACCACGGGGATACTCATACGGATGTCCCCCCCGAAGATAGGCACTATGATCGGGCATATCGGGATTATCACGCAGACGGAGGCCACGACGATACGGCCCACGAGGACGTGATTCACGAGGACGTCGCGCATGTAAATGATCACGGAAATATCGCTCACGGAGACTCGGAGTATTAATGGGACTACATTTCAAGCTAATGGATTGTAACGGCCTATGTCGGTCATGCTATGAGCGGCGAATCCGGAAGACGCAAGGCCGGACCGGCTATAACCTCGTAGCCATGCTGGCGACGCTTCGGCGGGAGGCCGCGAAAGAGACGCCGGAGAATAGGCGGAAGTATTCGGTCCCCTGCGTCCACGGCGGGGAGCCGCTGATGTTCCCGTTGGCGGACTTGCGGACGATTCTTAAGACGATGCATGAGCTTTATGGCCGGTCCTCCATACAGACGAATGGCCTCTTGATATCAGATGATCATCTGGCGATGTTCAAGGAGTTTAACGTCGGGGTCGGGGTTTCAATCGACGGTGACACGGTGGAATTGAATCAAGGCCGCTGGAATGACATTGATCAAATTCCACGCCTCAAGGATGCTCCGCTGATCCGTGAAGCGTTGAAGGAAATGGAGAAAACGGGGACTCGAGTAACGTTGACAAATATGAAGCGGGCCCGGGCGGCCGGGCTGTGCGTCTCGGCCATCGTGGTTCTCAGGCGATACAACGCGACCCCGGACCGACTCCCGGAACTTAAGAGGTTCCTGCTGCGGCTCGAAGCGATGGGCGTCACGTCGATTCGGACAAACGAGGTTATCGTTTTCGAGGACGAATTCGGGGACGAAGAACTGACGCCTACCGAACTCGGCCGGGCTTTCGTCTATCTCGCGGACCTTTGCTTCGCGGATCCCGGCCGGGCCTGGTATCCTTACCGGGACGTCGTAAAGATGCTGGTCGATGGCGGGGATTCGACCTGCACGTTCAACGGATGCGACATCTGGCGGACCCAAGCCGAAACGGCCATCATGGAGGACGGAGCCATCGGCGTCTGTCTCAAAGGCGGGGCGGCCCTGGACGGGATTCAGGCGCTTGCCGCAGAGGAGCCCGGTGCGGAAAGGGTTCACGCCTTGGCGATGATCCCCCGGGAACTCGGCGGCTGTAAGGGATGCGAGTTCTGGGGCTTATGCGGCGGCGGGTGTCCCGGCTCGGGAATCGATAATGACTGGCGGAACCGGACCCGATTCTGCGAAGCGTATAAGACACTTTTCCAGCACGTGCGCACTCGGCTCAAGGGGATCATGCCGGACATTGCGCTTAAGGAATCGTGTGATCGGACGCGGAGATGGGCCGGAGGCTCCGGCCACGGCGATGCGCACGGCGACGAGCACGGGGACAAGCCACACGGAGATCATACCGATGTTTGATATGAAATTGATGGAGGGACTTGACTTAGCGCCGTCGTGTCGGACGGTCTGGTTGAGTGAAGAGGCTCGACGGGTCTGGGCTCCCATCTTTCCTAAGCTCGGCGCGATGGTATCGGACCTTGAGGTCTTGAGCGTAGCACGTTGGCAGCGGCCCTGCGCTTGGCAGACAATCGGCGAAGATCAATTCCCGAGGCTTGCGGCAGCATGGGCGGAGATGGGCCTGGTCAGCCTGCCGATCAAGCGGGTCCGAAACTTTACGGGGTTCGCTCATAGGCATGAGGAGCCGCGGCCCGGGGAAAGGGCGAGCCTTTGCGTCATCGTATCCCGGACGCTCAAGGATACCCTGCGATTCAAGTCGTCCTTCGAGAAGGGAGATAATGACGTGCAGGGTGAACTCCTGGGATTCCCGAAATGCTGCCGGACGTTCTTCTGCGAGACCTGGGCCAAAGGATATTTTGATCCGGTCTGGCAGGCGGCCTTGAACTCAAAGCATACGATTATCGGGGAAAGGCACATAAGGGTCGAGAGCCATCCATTTGCGAATCCGGTCTTGCGCTATGCAGGTCTTCGGGTCGGATTCCATATTCCCCATGCTCTCGACTGCCAAGAGACGATTGCCGTTGCAACAGAGAGAATGAAACTCGCTAAGGCGACCGATCCAAATCTAACGAAACTTTTAGGCGGTCTGCTTTCCATGCCGATGAGCTGGGATGTCTATCATGGCGTCGCGGTTGTGAGGACACCGATATTTTATTTGATTGTACCCTCGGTTCCGGCGGTTGAGCGGTATGTCGTCGAGGTCGTGAGCGAGCCTGAATTCCGGCCGCGGGAGGGCGTGAGGGGGATCGAGTTCCCATTCGAGGAGGGCCAAGATGTGGGCGGATAAAAAAGAATACGAGGCCGCCCTGCGGCAGATTAATCTACGTCTGGAAGCTCTGGCTGCTAAGGCGGCAGCGGCGGAGGGCGGAGGGAATATGGTTTATACAACTGCTGCATCGCACACGCACAGCGGCGGGGGGGCTTATGAAACCGTCCTCAATATCGCGGCGACACATTCCGGGCAGGCACAGATTTTTCTGATAAACGGTAGCGCCACTGGTTATCATGATTTGCAAGTCACCGTGGACGGAACCGTTGTCTTGGCGGATGTGAGAAATAAGCTAGCGTCATATTCTGGCGATATTGCATACGGGGGCATTTGGAATTTCAACATCAGCCTGAAAATTGAACACAAGTCAGATAAAAACACTTCCATCTGCAAGGTCGCCTATTGCAGCGTTTAGGAGGAAAGATGTTCCAAGATGACAAGTGCGGTATCGGTTACGGCCTGATGGGGCTCCTCCAGGACGACGCGAGGTTCGTTACATTCAATGGTACGAAGTGGTCCTTTGATGCCGATGCCCTTGGAGCGCACGTCAAGAAAATAAAAGAAGCGGGAGGAAACTTCATTCGAGCCCTTGCCTATGGCGTTTGGGGATCGCATCCAGGGCAGAAGAAGACATATCAGTTCCAGCCCTACGTCCTGTCCGGTGACAAGTGGGACCTTGGCAAATTCAATACGCACTATTTCCCCATAGTCGAGAAGGCGTTTTCCATCATCAACGAAGAGGGGATGACGGTCCTCTTTGACCTTTTCGATAACTGCCAATTTCACGGTGGATACAGGAAGTGGTCGCCCTGGTATTCCAACGTGCAGAGAATAACATCATTCTATGAAAAAGATGCCGATAAATATACGAAGGCATGGATTTCCACCTGGATCGTTCGTGCCAAGCGGAAAAACCTTGACATCATCTGGGGGCTGAATGAAGCTGAAAACCTGGCATATCCTGATTTCTTTAAGCGGATCATTATCCCATATATGAAGAGGGGTTTAATTGATCCAAACCGAACGACCTACGGCGCGACGACGAAGATAGGGCCTACGGACTCAGTTCAAGATCAGGTTCGCCATCTTGTCGAGGACCAGTTCGGGATGAAGGCTTCTCGTGACATGATTATGGAGGATCACGGATATCCATTTGCGGTGTCGCTTCCGGTCTGGGGAAACAAGCCGAATCGCAAGATGTATTCTGACGATGGTTTCTACGGCGGGAAGTCCCTGTGTGATAAGCGGGACAAGAGGGCCAGACCATCGGCGGTGGAGTGGGGAGCAAGGGCAAAATACATCCTTGACCATTACCCGTCAAGTGCATCGGGCCGTCCACGCCTCATTAGTTTCGAGCATCTCCCCGGCTTCTATCCGCCCAACGATGTTTGCCAGGCCGCGACGATTAGAGCAATTTCTGGAGCATATCGTATAAAATTTGGGGCATGGCCGAAGAACTATAAACCATAATGCACGTGAATTGCACCGCGTCTAATTATTTGAATCACTAGCCTCCGGGAAACCGGGGGCTTTTTTTATTTATGATTCGAAATCGCTGATGGCCTTGACCTGGTCGCTGATAAATAAATCATAATTCTGTGGAACGATTGGCTTCCCGAATTTTGCGGCCTCATGGGTTATTCTCCACCACTCGTCGGCTGATTTCTTCGCCGCCTCGCACAACTTATCTGCCGCATGTAACTTGGCAGAAACAATGTCCATCATTCCCGGTGGCGTCTCTGCATAAGAACCCTCTAAAAAACATATCAGTTCCTCCGTGCTGTATTTGCTCACTTCATCCTCCATGCTTATAATATAATAAAACTTATCATACTTGTCAAGTTTTTTTGTCCCCAAATTTGCCATCATTTTATTGTGGAAGATTGAATACTTTGATATAAAATGATACGCAATGAACACGGCCTCCCCTGATATGGAGCGCCCTTTCAGGCAGGATGGGGAAGTGCCGAAGAGGGGACTCGAAGCTATCCGAGCTTTCCCGTATCTACTTTTGTTTTCAGTCTGTTCCGTACGATGCCCTCAAGATGTGTCCCCAATTTTGCCACCGATTCCCTCTGTTCAGCGAGTCCCGGGTGCGTGTACCGGAGCGTCGTCTTGAGGTCTGCGTGGCCCAGGATCGCCTTTGCCACGGCCAGGGACGAGTGCTCGCCGACGAAGGTTGACGCAGTATGCCGGAACTGATGGAACGTGAAGTCCGGGACGCTAGCCCCTTTCCTAATCTTTAAGACAGTGAGCCCGATTGCGTTACTATTGCGCCAACGCAATGGGAAAACGTAATCGTCCTTTGATGCCTGCCTGCCTATGATTTCTTGCGCGAGCGGTGAAAGGACGATTACCTTGACTTTCTCGCCGTGGCCCATCCCGGCCCCGCGCCGTTTGCTTTTCGTCTGCGATATCGGGACGACCAATAAGTCCTCGCGGACGTATTCCCGCCTAAGATTAACAATCAATCCCAACCTCATGCCTGTTGCCAGCGATAGGAGAGCCATGTCTAAAAACACGGCCTGGACGCTATTCAGGGGCTTCTCTGCCATATGGCGGGCGACCTCGATGATCCGGCCAAGCTCATCGTCCGAGAGGGCGCGTCGCTCACCCTCCTCGGCGAACGGCTGATATGAGCGGATAGGATTCGCCGTCGCCGCCCCGTCCTCGATGGCGCAGTTCCAGAGGTTTCTCAAAAGCTCCATGTACCTGTTCACGGTTGCAGGCTTTAGCTTGCGCTCGAATAGCGCCGCTTCAAGCTCGCGGACTTGCGTAGGTGCATATTGCCCGAGCGGGAGATCCGGCCACAGCTTGCCGATGATGCTGAGCCGATGCCGGAGCTGGTAGGCCGACTTGTTATGGCGTTTCTGCTCGATATACTTTGAAATATACCGAGAGAACCACATCGATCCTCGCGCGGGCGCGGGTAGCCCGAAGTGGCCGGCCGTTATCTCGTCATCGACCTGGCGCATCCGGCCCGAGAGCATCGCCTCCTGGCCGCGCTTGATTTTGAGTGAGCGATAGACGCGATGGCCATCAATCATGCGCCGATACCACCACCAACGGCCCCGAAGATATGTACCCATGTCTCAATTCGGTTTCGGTTTTTCCTTCGGCGGATCGGGCGGCGCGGTATCCTTCGGCTCATCGCGTTTCGGCGGCGGGATGAACGGTGGAACCTTATTGCCCGGATAGAAGAAGCTATCGAATCTGCCTTTTCTGTCGATGCGGAAGATGACCTTCATTTTATCTTCGCCGATACCAAATCGTAAATCTCCCGTTCAATTTGTCCGGTAGAAATGCATGGACGTTCCCAAATGGTTTTACCCTGGAATGGTTCCCGGCGGATTGTAGTTAAGGCATCAGCCATATCGTCCGTATATTGAGCAACAAAAACAGCCACGATTTTGAGTTCAACACGGTCACCTGAAGGGCGGACAAATATGGTGAGTTTTCTCCGGTGAAGATATAGGATTGCCGTGAATGGAAGTTTTCCACAGTCCAAACATGATTTTTCATTGTCGGGAAGATTAACCGATTCGGTAGTGATAATACCGCTCGCTTTATCAATAGGCATAATGATAGGTACATTCAACTCAGCCAAAACCTCCAAGGCAGAACTCCATATAATATCGAACGACCCCGAAATGGTCCATGAACTTTGAATTTGCCGAGCGACTGGTGCCCTTCCGGCACATCCGACCAATGTCAGAAACAATACCGTTGTTAAGATTCCCCACCTTCGCATGATTCATCCTTACTTATTTTTTTTGATAATTTCCTTAATAATGGGATGTTCTTTCAGGTATTTCTCGACTTCTATCCAAACCCGGTCCTCAATTTCAACCTTGCAGATTGACAACAGAAATTCCCCAATCGGCATTTTTCTTATAACGTCGCCAATTTCGAACGGAAATAATGAGCAAACTGGAATCTTGAGTCGTTCCGCGAATAAGGAAAGATCATCGAGGGAAATATCCCGTTTGCCTTCGCGTCCAGGTTCAATTAATTTGGTCCTGACCCATTGCTCATCAAGGTTTAGGCTCCGGGCAAATTTCGTAAATTGATCAAACTTCCGCGAGTGCATTTCCTCAATTAACCTGACTCGCACATACTCACTCAGCATAGGAACCATCCTTTTATCCATAATTGCATCCAGGGCGAGAATCATTATACACCATTTTTTAGAATCGTCAACAGGCCTTCACCTTCATTTTGTATTATTTTCAATAATATACGAAATGAATAATTTTTATAAATAATACTTGACTTTTACATGCGTAATGCTTATTATATATACAGAATGAATGAAACGAATGCGATCTATCCTGCCCGGTTGACGGTCAAAGAGGCGGCAGATTATCTGAGTCTGAGTCGGGTTTCGGTTTATACACTAATCAAAAACCAAGAAATTACCAGTGTGCAATTTGGAAAGAAAACCCTTATTAACCGGACAGACATTGAAGAATATGAAAAGAGAAATACTCGCCGCGCCAAGAGATTTTATACGAATTCTATTAAGGAGGGTTGAAATGAAAAAGCGCGAACTTCTAACCTGTGAAATCGAGAGGCGGGAGATTGCCCGCTTGAGCAAGACATACCCGGATATTACCCACGAAGCCATTCACGGCATCTTCCATGTAGGCTTTGGATTCGGACTTTGCGAAGGCGTCGGCGCGGCAAAGAGAAAGAGAATCGCATGAGTGAACACAATCGCAAAGCTACCATCTCCGAAGATGGCAAGAATATTATTTTCTATCACAAGGGGCATGAGTGGAAGGCATCTCCATGTGGACATGGCGGTCATAATGATTGGTTCGTTGCTCCTAAAGGAAGGGTGGGTTTCGTTGCCTCTAGTATCTGGGATGCCCTTGAAAGCATTGAGATCATATACGGAAAGGAGGTGGTCGATAGTCCCGAATGTCTGAAGGCAAAACAAGGAGACGCGCTTGAGGGCGGCCAGGTTGGTCGCCCAATAGCGCCCACAAAGAAAGGAAAGAAAAAATGAAGGATGTAAGTACGTTTATGGCCTCGGTTATCCATTCGGCTGAGACAGATTCTTGGAAAGAAAAAAACAACATCGGCTGGACTGCCGTCCTTACCTATGAACACGGGGGAGCTTACTATTGTTTCAAGCTTGAAAAAGCAGAGCGAAGCGAACGCCATCCCAATGGGATTAATGAAAATATCCTCCGGGAAATAGCCGATGCATTACCTAGATTGAAACCGTTAGCAGACGGAATAGGGCGCAGGTTCACATTGGCAGCCTCTAAGACGGAAAGCAAAAGTCAGAGGAAAATATAAGGAGAAACGCATGAAATGCCCAACACAGATTGAGCAAGACCTATTCGATTACCTGTCGCCGGAGAAGCAGGCCGAGGTCGAAAAATACCTCGCCGAAGAGGAAATCGATGAGGAGGCCATCGAGCTGATGGTCAGAGAAGAACCCGTCCTGGAACTCGATGAGGATCGACTGAGGGATGAGGAAAACGAAAGGAGGACAATATGATTTTCAAGGAAGCACAGAACGAGATGGCGTATCTCAAGGCCGGATTCTACGGAGAGGCCGGATCGGGGAAGTCCTTCACTTCCTCGCGGATCGCCATCGGGTTGGTGAAATACATCAAGGCTAAAAAGCCCGTCATGTATTTTGACACGGAGACCGGATCGGATTTCCTGATTCGCCAATTCAAGGAGGCTGGGATCGAACTCCACACAGCCAAGACGCGGGCCTTCTCAGACCTCCTGGTAGCTGTCGATGAAGCCGAGAAAACCGCGTCCGTGATGATCATCGACAGCATCACGCACGTCTGGAACGAACTCATCGAGAGTTACATGAAGAAGTTGGAGCTCAAGCGCCTTTCCCTGAAGCACTGGATCCCACTCAAGACGACTTGGCGCGAGTTCACGACGCGCTACGTGAACAGCAAACTTCACATCATCGTCTGTGGCCGCTCCGCCGACAAGTGGGAAGAGGTCGAAGACCCCGAGGATGGTTCGAAGGAGCTTAGGAAAACTGGGACCAAGATGAGGACCGAGACCGAAATGGGCTATGAACCATCACTCTTGGTAGAGCTGGAGGCAATTCAACTTTCGCCTCGAGTCGGCGGTCAACTCATCCATCGCGCCCATGTCAAGAAGGACCGCTTCGATGTCATCAATGGCCAGGTCTTCGATCAACCCACCTTCGAAACCTTCTTGCCGCACATCTCGCTCTTGAACTTGGGCGGTGAACACAAGGCCATTGAATCTGGACGCGATTCGACCGCCATGTTCGAGAGGAACGATGTCGGTGCCCGGAAGATGGAGACCCGCGAAATCCTCATTGAGAAGATCGGCAATGAGATGATGCTCATTTATCCCGGACAAACCGAAAACGATAAGACAGGACGGCTGAATCTCAGGTCAAAAATCTTTCAGACTAATTCTTGGAATGAGATTTGCACGCGCCGGACGAACGAAGAGCTCCAAGCCGGGCTCGATGCGATCATCGCGCTCAAGGGCAAGGACAATGCGGCGCCTGCGGTCGATGAAAAGAAATCCAAGAAAGGAGGGAAGTAATCATGCAATGGCCCGAGTTTGAAGGCAGGGTCAAAATCCCGGAAGGACATTATCATTTTCGGATGAACAGGGAGCCGGAACTCAAGTCCTTTCCCTACAAGGACAAGGACGGTAATCCGAAGTCGGGGCGCAAGATCGTCGTTTATGCCATCGGGCTCAATTCGATCGGCGAGTTCCCCATTGTTGACGCCATCGTCGCATGGGAAGAGCGTTATGCTGATCTGTGCAAGGCGTTGGGCGTAGAGCATGGACGCGACCTCGTGATGGCTGGCAGCCGCTTTGAGGCTGACGTCATCCACGAGATCGACAAAACGGACCCGACGAAATCTTATCCCAGACTCACCAACATCACGGCCGTTGCCGACATCCCGCCATCGACGGGACCGGGCGACGACGATATTCCTTTTTGACCATGAACCCAAAGGCCCGGCTGTCCATGCGCTGTATCGCGGAGAGCGGTGGTTGCTCTAAGCAACGTGGGCGGCTCTCCCGGCCGGGCCTTAATCCAACGAAAGGACGATCATGAAAAATGGCTCACCAGCTTTCCAATTCTACCCCGCTGATTGGTTATCCGACGAGAGGGTTATATCCATGAGCATGGCCGGCGAGGGTGTCTATGTTCATCTCCTTTGCTATTGCTGGCGTGAAGGTTCAATCCCCGCTGATAGGTCTGCCATAGCTGTGCTATGCAAGGGTTACAATGGACCGGGAATTGACGAAGCCCTGACTTGTTTTGTCCCTTCCCGAAAATGCGGAAGGTTGATTAACAGAAGAGTCGAGTCTGAACGGAGGAAGCAAGAGAACTTCCGTAAGTTAAAGCAAATAGCTGGTTTAGATGGTGCTCGGAAACGATGGCATACCCATAGCACACCCATTCCGTCTGCTATAGCAAAAAATAGCTCTTCATCTTTATCTTCATCTTCTACTTCAAATAAGAATCATAAGAATGATTCTATAAAGGTCGAAAAGTTCGACCCGCTCTTTGATGAATTCTGGACTGGCTATCCGAAAAAGGTCGGAAAAGAAGTGGCCCGCGAGAAGTTCATGATCCTGGCCAGGGCCGAGAAGATTCCCGAACTCATCAAGGCTACGAATGGATATATGGATTATCTAAAGTCTCAGAAGGTGCATAAGAATTTTGACCAGGAGCCGATGAATCCGGCAACGTTTTTGATGAAGAACCGCTGGCGGGATTATATCGAGTTTAAATATGAACCGCCGATGTGAGGAGGGAAAGCCATGCGAAGAGTAACGCCGTTCCTTTGGGCGATCGCGGAGACGAAAGGGAGGAAGACATGAGTAAGCAGGTGGGAATGGAGCCTAAAATTTTAACGGCACTTAAAGGGAGCATTGACAAATGGCAAAAGATTATCGATGGAAAAGGGGAAGACCGAGGAGGAGATGATTGCTCCTTGTGTCGTGACATTGAAGATTCATGCGACGGATGCCCGGTAAAAAAGAAAACGGGATATTCCCAATGTCATGGCAGTCCATATTGGGATTGGTTTAATCATCATCTTACTCGGCATGAGGGTTATTTTCAGCGTAGCAATCGCTGTTCTATCTGCAAAAGATTAGCTCAAAAAGAACTTGATTTTCTGAAAAGCTTGCTACCGAAAAATGAACGGCAACGGAGGACTCCATGAAACGCATAACGCCGTTCCTTTGGAGTATCGCCGTCATCATCGCGCTGGGCCTCGGCATCTACGCCGGGCATAAGGTCACCGCCGCCTATAAGGATGCCGAGCTCGCGGCGATGAGGGCGAAAATGGAGCAGGCCAATGAGGACCTCGCCTTTTGGCAGGCGACGCTCCGGCGAGTCGTGGAGGGCGATCAGGTAACGAAGGCCATGACCGGCAGGGTAAGCAAGGAGGATTGAGATGTTGTTTTATCTTGGCAAATCTGCAGGGTTTGATGTCGTTTGCGACAAGTGCGAGTTCTCAGAACACCTTGATGATGATGACATTATTTATGCTCGGCGTGCCGCACGAGTTAAGGGATGGCGGATTCGAATTGAGTCAAATATCCCCAGGATGGAAGGCGGCTATGTTTATTTATGCCCGAAATGTAGAGAGCGCGAAGAATCGCGTCCGGGGAAGGAGGATTGACATGATTTTCATCATCGGCTTGATTATCGGGTGCGTCATCGGGTTCTGCGGATGCGCCTTCTTTGCGGCGAATAAGATAAACCGGATGGAGTATCGACTCCAATCTGCAGACAATATTGTGGGCCTCGTCACTAAGGTCGGCGATTATCTTAACCTATGGGACGATCACGAGTTTGACGAACTGAGAGAGGCTATAGATAAGCATGAGGAGGAGTAGATGAGGTGCCCTGAGTATGACCCGGATGCCTATGGTTGTATGTCTCCCTTGGTTCATGGTAGATGCCCTAATTTCTCTACGAGGCGATGCGAAAATGGTTGGCTAACCTTCTGGACACCGGCAGAACGGGCAGGACTGAAGGCGATGGGGCGACGACTACTTTTAGCCATCCACTACAAGACTCCGGCTACCATAGTTCTGGAAAGCGCAATCAAGGAATATGTCGCCGCCGCAAGGAAAGAGAAGGAGAAATAGATGAGACTTGAAATAATATCTTATAGCGAACATCAAAATCATTGGGTGTGTAAAGATGAGCTGGGAAAAATACATCGCGTTGACCTAGCGGTTTGTGGAACGGATGACGGGAGGTTGATTGGAAAATCGCCAAATGACTTTAACGGAAGATTCGTTACGGTGGGATATCTTAGTCTATACGAGGAAATAGCGGGCGAAACCATTTTAGAAGCCAGGCATGACGGCAAGGAGGAGTAGATGAAAATATTTTGGAATTGGTTTTGTCAGAAGATTGCAGACAGGCACTTCTATAAGTGGATTCGAACCAAGAAATACCGAGAGCTTGATTTATATATGGCCTGGACGGAAAGGAAATTGAACAGGAGGGCAAGATGAGCGAGCCTAAGCTGAAACCGTGTCCATTCTGCGGAAGAACAAATATGCAAATTTATCAACAAGCGGGAGAACGAATGTCTAAAATAGCATGGCCACATCGGGTTTATTGTTTCTGTGGTTGTCAGGGGCAATTTAGGAAATCCCAGAATGGGGCTATCGCCGCGTGGAATAGGAGGGCAAGATGAGCGAGAAGAAGGGGCTGTTTGATGCGGCGATGGATGCCATTAGTGCTTGCTGGAACAGACATCTTCTAGGTTCTTTAATGTATAACCAGGGCATTGTTGATGAATGCCGCGCCGCCATCCGCGTCCTCGAAGCGGCGGGAAGGGTGGACAGGGCCAACGCACTTGAATCACTTAAGGACGCCATAGAAAATGGCGAGGGCGGGACAGAGAATTATATTCGTGGACTGGTGGAATCCCGCGCCCTCCTCGAATCCCTGCCGGAAAAGGAGAAAAAAGGATGAAGAAACAAGAAAGATTACTTCCGTGTCCGTTCTGCGGAATAGAGGGCGTGTTTGTAAGTCGGGATTGGCCTGATTCAGCACCGCAAGTTATGTGCGGGTGTGGGGCCAGGGGGCCGAGCGGCATAAAATCGGAAAAGACGGCTATAGATAGATGGAACAGGAGGGCCAAATGAGCGAGGAGTACAGTACTGAAGAATTGGTGAAGTCGGTTCAATATTGGAAAACCCTACTAATACCTGCAAAGAGGGACGCCATCATCGCCAAGCTACGTGCGGCGGACAACCTGTGCGAGGCGGCACGAAAGGCAAGCCAGTCAATCCTTGGTGGACATTGGGGGATAGCACACGACCTAGACAAGGCCATCGCCGACTATGAGGGGAGCAAGGAGGAGTAGATGAGCGAATACAGCACGAATTATCTAATAAGAGAAATCAATCGCCTTTGGCAAGCGGTTGGCGGCTGGGACCAGGATAAAATCAGGGGTGTTTATGATTATGACTGCTTGGACGCCATCATCGCCAAGCTACGTGCGGCGGATAAATTATATGAAACGTCTAAAAAGATTGCCGATTGGCTTAAGGGATTTGAGGGGGCAAGATTAAGTTATTTAGAAGCTCAACTTCATGATGGTTTCAAAAAAGACATCGCCGACTACGGGGGCGCGGGAGGTAAAGCATGAATACCTTCTTACGCAACCAGATCATGGTGGTGATGCAAGGTCATCGCGGACGAGCCAATGCCATGCCGCGCAAGGTGCTGCTAGCCGAGCTAAGGCTATATCGCCCAACGCTCACGGACAGGGACTGCCGGGAGCTGTACTCCGGGCTTCCCATTTGCTCATGCGAGGACGGTCTATTCCTTCCCCAGACGGTAGCTGAGGTGCAGGAGTTCAAGGCTTACATCACGAAGGCGTGGGGGCCGATTCAGGCGCACAGGCGCGTGGGAACGATCCTTGCGTTCAATCCGCAGCTCGCCCCGCCTGCGGAACAGTTGGGATTAGGGATATGAAAGCGATACTTGCCCTTGATCTTGGCTCCAAAACAGGGTGGGCGACGCAGGAACCCGGTGGCCGTGTCACGAGTGGCGTTCAGGAGTTCGCCCTTCAGCGTGGCGAGAGTGCGGGGATGCGGTTCATCCGGTTCAATCGCTGGCTCCGCGAGATGCTGGCCGATGTTAAACCGAGCCTCGTGGTCTATGAGATGCCACACATGAGAGGCGGATATGCAACGGATCTTCTTGTTGGGTTCATGACGCGCATCCAGGAGGCTTGCGTAGAGCAGGGGATAAAAGATTACCGGGGGGTTCATAGTATGACGCTGAAGAAGGCGACGTGCGGGAGCGGGAAGGCTGATAAGGCAAAGATGATCGAGTGGGCCGCGGAGCGGTATGGGAAGGAAGCCGCGAAGCTTGATGATAATGAAGCCGACGCCCTGTGTCTGTTGGCTTATGCGGAGCGCGAATCATGACCATCGCCGTTGCGCTCATCCTCTACGCGCTGGCATTCGCGGCGGGGGTGGGGTATGGACTAATCGAGGAAAGGAGGACGGCATGAATCGTATCCTATTTTCCTCTCTGTCCCCCGGTTGGGATACACCCAAGGCCGTCTATAATGAACTCAATAAAGAATTCTTTTTCACCGATGATCCTTGTCCGGCCGGGGGCATCTTTGGCCTTGATCGACCGTGGGGAAGCTCGGTCTTCGTCAACCCGCCCTATTCGCAGATCAAGGCGTGGATTGAAAAGGGCCTTGCAGAACATAGGCAGGGAAAGACGGTGGTCTTTTTAATTCCGTCCCGAACGGATACCCGATGGTTCCACGAGAGCATTCTTCCGTTTGCTTCGGAGATCCGCTTCGTCAAGGGGCGGTTGAAATTCGGGGGCGCGAAATATAACGCACCATTCCCGAGCATGATTGTAATTTTCAAACCCAAAGAGACAAACCATGAATCCGCCTGAAAAGCCCAAGCCGAATACATGGCCCCCTCCCTGTTTGTTTTTGGTATTGGTGGCATCTGCGGAAAACGAGTTTATATGTCCGGTAGATCGCCGGATAGTCCAGGCAAAGGATTGTAGTCCCGATTGCCGGACTTATAGGCGTTGGATAGGGAACGCATGAGAACGCGCAAGCCCTATGTCCCCGACAGGATCCACTTTGCGACGCTGACCAGGTGCACCACCGGGCGGCTGTGTAGCTATTGCCATAAGCGGATCGACTACATCCCGAGCGACGTTGAGCCGCGGTATGCGCGGTTCTGCATACGGTGCCGATGGCACGCGATACCGGACGAGGGCTCCGAAGATTGGCTCGGCCATTCATTGGGGAATAGGAGGCAATATGTCTGAGGAAGCGATCAAGCAACAGAAGCGCCGACTGGCCAATGCAGTCGTGGCGCACTTCGGCAAGACAATCCCCGTTGAGGATATCTTTTATCTCGACGGGAATCCATTTGACCTGGAGTTCTGCGATCCCTTTCAGACATGGAAAATCCGATGCGTCCCCGGCATGGTCACACAGGCTGATCGGGATGAGGTCAAACGGCGACACCTGAACCCTGCCTATTTCAGGAAGGCCATCGCCTATCGAGCCAACGGCAGTACAAAAGACTTCGATCTCCTCGAAATAAAATAACTGTCAAGCGGTATTCCCTCCGCTAATCCGACACAACCCTTCGGATAATCCGACACTTTCCTTCGGATAATCCGTCGCCTTTCAAATCGCTGAAATTTCGATGCTTATACTATAGGCGTGAAGGGAAAGAGCCAGGACCCAAATGCTGAGAAAACATGCTCCCATTGCGGAGACAAGTTCGCAGCTAAAAACGGGGCCAAGCGCGGGCGTGTCTGGTACTGTGGCTATTGCCACGCTGCCGAATTTGGCGCATCAGACCCCCGCTGGCTCCCCCACTTACGTCGCGGCGAAAAGTTGCCGCCGGGATTCCAGAGGATGATGTGACCAACGGCAAATACATTTCCGGCCACATCATGCTATCGGAGTATCGCTGTCCCTGCTGTGGGGCCGTCCCATACGATGCGGAGAGCCTTGGACATCAACAGCTTTTTCATGCCTATGAGGACATCCGCGCAACGCTTAATCGACCACTGCGCATCACGTCCGGCTTTAGGTGCCCGAAACACAACGCGGACGTCGGCGGCGAGCCGCTGAGCATTCACCTGTTTGGCCTGGCATTAGACATCGATGCAAAAGATGTCGGCGAGGTAGAAACCTTAGTCGCCGCGGTCAATCTCGTAGCCCCCAATCTTCGCATGGGCGTTTATACCAAGAGGGGGACGTTCATTCACATCGACAGAGGATATTGCATTATTCCCCAGGTATTAAAAGCATGGCATCCAGGGGCAAGGTGGAACGGATGAATAGGAGGCCGACATAGAAACGCAACCGACGGATCATCTCCGGGTCCGGTGGACGCCGGAGAGCTTAGGGCGGCTCAAGGAATTGAGGGCGGCCGGTGCTCAAGCCAAGCAGATCGCCGTCGAACTTGGCGTGTCCCTGCAATGCGTCGAAAACGCGCTTCGCCGGTATAGCGTGACACCACGCGGGACGCTCAAAGAGAATCTAGACATCCCCATTTTCAACGGCGACCTCAAGCTCCCTATGGATGATTACATCATTACGTGCGATTACCATTCGCCGTACTATTCCGTCGCTTGGCATAACCGGAGCCTCCAGATCGCCGAGCGGTTCGGCATCAAAAAGCTTGTGGTCATCGGAGACCTCGTGGACTTCGGGTTTGCGTCCCGCTATTACAGCGATCACAAACCCGGAATCGCGGACGAGGCCGATGAAAACAAGCGGCTCATTCAGTCGCTCTTGGCCCAGTTTGAGGAGATCGTCGTCGTCAAGGGGAACCACGAGGACAGGCTTGGACGGCAAACGAACGGTCTCATCCAGGCCCGATATCTCTTCGAGCTCTGGAGCGGCCCGGAATACGGCAAGCGGTTCAAATATTCGCTCTATGACAAACTCACGATAGGCGACGCCTGGCTCTGCGTCCATCCCCGGAGCTATAGCCGCGTCAGTATGGGCGTTGCCCGGCTCCTGGCGGCTAAGTATCACAAGAACATCATCAACACGCACGGGCACTTCTTGGGCTATGCGTATGACATAAGCGGGCAATATCTGGCCATCGATCTGGGCGGGATGTTCGATATGCAGAAGATCGAGTACATGAACCTCAAGTCCACGACGCATCCATTCTGGAACCCCGGCTTCGGGATGCTCAAGAACGGATACTTCCACCTTTTCGACAGCCGAACTGATTGGGATTTCTGGCTAGGACATGAAAATGGCATGGCCCAAGGGTAAGAAACAGGAATCCTTTATTGGGTGGCCAAAAGGCACTCCTCGCAATGTCGATACATTACTGAAACTATCTCATCAGGGTTCTTTATTAAATAAAATCATAAAACATGCCGGAAATAAACCCCAAGTAGAGATCATTGATTTTATTGATTCTTATAACAAAAAGCGAAATTGGTCTAATCGCGTTGCATATTTAGCAGGCTTAATTGACGGAGAGGGATATTTACAGATTAGAAAGGATGGACAAATACGGTTACGCATTGGCATGACGGATAAACCCACCATCCAATGGATAAAGGAAAACTTTGGTGGTTCCATATCCGAACAGAAAACGAAAAAAGGGAAACCGTTTTATGTTTGGCACATGAATCAGGGCGCGGCACTAATTTATTTACTTTTGTTGGTTATTCCATTTTTGGTAGCCAAAAAAGAAATAGTTGTTATTGGTATGAAAAATTTGATTGATACGTATGCCAGTTTACAGCACACACTGGGAAATTTTGTTCATAGAGAGAGGATATAGTGTCTCCCTATATCACAAAGGCTCGGCGCGAATCGTTCCTTGATTTCGAGACCGGGGTAAAAGGATTGCGCATCGATACGGCTGGCGAGTTGAACTATCTCATCACGATGCTTGGTCAAATTTATCTGACACAGCACGGGATATCGTATCGGGTATTCAACGAGATCATCGGCGCCTTTGAATGTGCCAAGATCGAGACCTACCGCCGGCAGGTAGCCAACATGGAAGACATGAAAAAGCAAGAGAACGGGGACGTGTTTGTTCCCGTGCCGGGGACGGAATGAAGCTGAACGATTTCGCGGTTGAGATAACGAGGGTTGGGAACGGCTACATCTGCCGCTTCCCGCGGGACGAGGGCGATCCCGGCTGGGCGGCCGAGGTCATTACCGACGACGAGATCGATGAACTCAAGTCCGGGGAAGGACTCCTTTGGTGGATCATCGACTATTTTGGCATTGGAGGATCGCGTCATGACGCCCAGCGCTTGAGGATAAAGCGTGAACCGGGAGACAAGCATCCCTCTTCGGACATGGAGGACAAGGGTTGAAGATCGCCTATATTGCGGGGCCCATGACGCCCTACGGGAACAGGCCCGATACGCAGAATGCGGCTATAGAATATCTCCTCAATATCAGGGACATGGTGCAAGTCGCCATTGGCCTCATCGCCAAGGGCTATGCGCCATATTGCCCTGCCCTCGATTATCAATATTTCTTATCGCTAACGTATGGCGGCGACACCATAACCGAGGACGCTATCAAGTCCATCAGCATGGCGTTCCTTGAGGTTTCCGACATCATCGTCTTGTTGCCGGGATGGGAAGCGAGCGAAGGATGCCAAGCAGAGTTTTCACGGGCTGCGGAGCTGGGGATGCCGTCATTCTACGGGGTCAGGAGCGTGCCGGATGCCAAGGTTTAAACCGCCCGTCGGCCATTACAATCGGGGTGTTATCCAGCCGATTGATTTTATAGAATCGAATTTCACGCCGGACGAATATCGAGGTTATCTCAAAGGCCAGGTCATCAAGTATATAAGCCGATATCGTTATAAGGGCACGCCGATTGAGGACTTGCTTAAAGCCAAGACATACTTGGATTGGCTTATTGAATATGAGGGAAGGGAGAAGGAATGAAAGAATCCGTCCCGTTCACCAAGACTCAGGCGCGGCTCTTGAACGAGTTGAAACGCCAATACGAACAAGCTTGGTTTCAACAACTTAACAGCACGTTGGAAGTGATCTATGAGGAATTGGGCCTAGCCGAGAAAGCCAAGGACGGTAAGCATCGGTTCACACTCCAGCCGAATTTCGCAGGGGTTGACGTGCAGAATACGGAACCTACGCCCGAGATACCGGGAAAGCAATAAATCTTTAAGGAGAAATTCATGTCAACAGTTGAAGCAATTGCCGTTGTCATGGCCGCAGTTCAGTTTTTCAAGAAACTGCTCCCCAGCGTCGTTCAGGGGACAGCCGCCAGGGCGCTGGTTATCCTGGCGTCTGTCGGCGTCACGCTCTACAAGTTCCTGAATGAGGGTTTGCCGCTCACTTTCGCCGCCATCACCTTCGCGGTGACGGTCATCATCGGTGCCCTGAGCGCTTATTCGCTCGTGCAGGTCGCGGGGGGGAACGGGAGCTGACGCATGGGCGCGACGTCCGTATGTCCCAAGTGCGGCAAGGATATGATGCCGTGCTGTCCCATTTGCGGGAAGGAAGTTGAGGTCTACAGTCGCATCGTAGGTTACCTGCGACCGATCAAGACATGGAATCCCGGCAAGGTTGAGGAGTATGCGTGGCGCAAGGAATTCGCCATCCGAAAAATTGAGGAGCACCAGAGAAGCGAATGAAGATCAAGCCGATATACTGGATCGCGCTGGGCCTCGCATTGGCCTTGACCGTCGCGGTCTGCGACGGCCTGCGCCTGCGCGATAAGGCATCCGTTGCCGCCGGGAAGTATGAAGAAGCGCTTACTCAAGAACGAGTAAACGGCAAGGCGCTTACCCTACAAATAGGCGAAATGCAGAAGGCTGTGGGGCAACGGGACAAAGAGATCGCCGAGAAGAACAGGGCCATCGGTCGCCTGACCGATACCATTGGCCACAGGGGCGCCGATCTTGTCACGCTCGGGGGCCGGTTGGCCCAGGCCAAGACCGATACAGATCGAGTGCCGATCCTAACCGCTATGGTAGAGAATTGGCGTGCACAGTATAACACCGCAACGCTCATTATTGCGGAGAAGGACAAGGTAATCTCCGCATGGGCCGCGAAGTATGACGCCCAGGTTACGATTTCCGAATCCTGGAAGCAGAAATACGAAAGCGAGATTCACCTTCGTACGCTTGCCGAAAAGGGCTGGAAGGCGTCGGAGAATAAGCTCCGATGGACGCGGGTCATGTCAAACATTAAGTCCGGCTTAATAGCTGGGGCGCTCGGATACATCGGATATTCGGCGCTGAAGGGGAAATGAGATGTCGCTATCAGTGGGCGAAGCTACGGCAATCGGACTTGGATTAGGCAATATAGCAGCCTGGACTAAACTCATATACGATGCACGGAAGAATGGCAAGAACGGGAATGGGAGGCCATGCCCGCTCCATTCAGGGCTTGCATCACAGATAGATTCAGGCGAGAAACAAGGTGCGGATTTGGCGAAGGAATTAGCCAGCCTTCATACAGAGAACCGCGATGACCACAAAAAACTCTTTGAGGACATTAAGGGCTTATCGATAGCCGTTGCCGGGGCGGCCAGTGCTGCCGCAAACGCAGCTATAGCTGCAACCGCGAGTAGGAAGAGAAGCAAAACATGAACCTCATACCCGAGTATTTGAACATAGCCTTTGCCCTTCAGGTAAAGCTCCAGTTCTCGCCGTTGAACATCGGGGCACTACTCGCGCTCGGGTTTTGCATGATCGTGGTATGGCGGTGGTTCAAGGGGCGGGCATGACCGGGGAGCCTCCGCTTGCTGACCCTGCTTACCTACGTCGGCCTCGGGGTCGTCGCGGATATATTCATCGCATGGTATTACCTGGCCTTATCGGAGCGTCGGGCCTTCCGGGCGTCGGTCTATGCCGTGATCATTCCCCTGTTCACCTTCGGGGTGATCGAACGGGCGCTGGCGACACACGACATGACGTGCATCGTGGGTTTCGTCGTGGGGAATGGGATCGGGACGTACTGGGCCGTGAGGCATAACCGATGAGGGGCAAGACGTTCTTCCTGTCGTTCATCGAAGAGGGCATCCTGAACCGCGATTTCGAGGGCTACGTCTGCGGCCGCGTGGAAGTGTACGAGATCGGTGCCGATAACGACTATGCCATCGAGGAGATACGCTTCTTCACGAATAAGCTGAGCGCATATCACAAGCTACGTGATCGATACGACTTCGAGGACGTGACGGCGAAGGGGCTGGAGCGGCTGAGGAAGAAGATTGCGGCTATTAACGTGAAACCCGATATCCGTTAATAGCGAACGTGCTTATTAAGGTAATCATCATTACCTAGGAATTGTCAGGCATTGCCCCGACACTTATCGCTAAGTGTAGGTATTTTTGTCCATTTTAAGGTTAACCGCCGTTAACCTTAAATCGAGGTTGGTAATCACGACGGGCGGCCATGCGAAGGGCAATTCCCGAGATAATACCGCCCACAAATAAACCATGAGAACAGCGTTCCCCGCACTCATAAAATCCATCAGCGTCAAATCGCTCGTTTCCGGCGACAAGGAGGGGGAGATTAGGCTCCGATTCCTGCCAACGGACGAAGTGATGGATGCACTACAACGGCTTCACAGGGCCGATGAAGAGGTCATGGTGGCAATCGTAAATAACGAAGAGTATCGAGATAATGGGAAAAAAGTTTCAACCGGGAAATCCAGGAAAACCGAAGGGGGCAGTCTCTAAATTTACTTCGCTCAAGGCCGACTGGCTATGGGTTCACAACGCCATCGGCGGACGGAAGCGGCTAAAGGCATGGGCTGAAAAGAATGACCGGAACCTGACGCTCTTCTATCAGATGGAGACCAAACTGTTCCCGCAAGAGGTCAAGCAATCCGGCGAAATCTCGCACGTCCTTTCCTTCGATTTCGGCGAGAACGGAAATGGGCATGAGACCATATGAAGGTCTTTGGTTACGCACCGCGAGAAAGTCAGCGTTTGATATTTGCATCCCCCGCCAGGTTCCTGATTCTGGACGCGGGCAGACGTTGGGGCAAATCACTGACGGGTCTGAACTGGCTCCTCGAAGGTGCCTGTCAAGTGCCCGGCGAATACTGGTATGTCTCCCCGATCTACTCTCAAAGCAAGATGGCCTTCCGCACGTTCTTGGCGGCGGCAAGGAAGGGCAAGGCCGAGGCCATTTTTAAGAGCGTATCGCTCACGGAGATGCGGATCGAATTCGTGAACGGGGCGGCGATGACGTTCAAGTCTGCCGACAATCCCGACAACCTGCGCGGCGAAGGACTTCACCGCGTGGTCGTGGACGAGGCGGCTAGGGTTCAACGCGAAGCATGGGAGGCCGTCCTGCGTCCTGCCGTATCCGATACGCATGGGCGCGTGCTGTTCATCTCAACACCCAAGGGCAAGAACTGGTTCTACGAGATGCACACGCGCGGCCAAGACCCCCTTCAGCCTGATTATAAATCCTGGAAGTTCCCGACTGCTGATAACCCAAAGGTGAGCGCCGAGGACATCGAGCAGGCGCGGCAATCGCTTCCCGTCGATGTATTCAGCCAAGAATACCTGGCCGAGTTCTTAGAGAACAGCGCGGGCGTGTTCAGGAATATCGGCGCCTGCATCGGTTCCAGGCGTGAGGAGCCGCTTGCCGGCAAGGAATACTACGGCGGACTGGATTTGGCGCGGCTCACGGACTTCACGGTCTTAACGATCCTCGACCAGAACGCACGACAAGTCTATTGGGACCGCTTCAACCTACTGGACTGGACGGTTCAGAAAGATCGCATCATCCCGGTCATCCGCAAATACAAGGCGAAGCTCAACGTGGACTCAAGCGGTGTCGGTGATCCGATCTATGAGGACCTGCGTCGCGCCGGGCTGAACGTCGAGGGCTATAAGTTTACGGCCGAGAGCAAGAAGAAGCTGATCGAGACGCTCATGATCGGGTTCGATCAGCAGAAGATTTCGATCCTGGACGAAGGGGTGCAGAAGAATGAACTGGAGATTTTCGAATACCAGATCGGGTCAAGCGGGATGGTGCACTACGCGGCTCCCGCCGGTTATCACGATGATGCGGTCATCGCTCTGGCCCTCAGTTACTGGCTCATTGGAGGGCCGAGGGTAGAGCCGAGGATTTGGAGCATATAGCATGATGAGAATTTTAGGACTTAATATTTCGAGAGCAAAAGAACAAAAAGAAAATCCCGTCTGGAAGTCCATCCTGGCGATGATGTATGGGCAGGAGGCTGTATGGACGCCCGCCGACTACGGCAAGCTGGCTCAGGCGGGCTATAAGCTCTGCGCCCCGGCCTTTGCGTGCGTGAGTCTGATCGCCCGCTCAGCTGCGGGCATCTCATGGACCGTTGGGCGCAAGGCTTCGGACGGTGAGCTGACGGAGCTTGATAACAGCCCGCTCTCGGAACTCTTGGCTCACCCGAACGAATATGATCACGGGTTCCAGTTTATCGAAAAGGTCGTGAGCTACAAACTCCTGGCCGGGAACAGCTACATCCTGCGTGTCGGGATCGGGACACAGCCGCCCCGCTTTCTCTATGCGCTGCGCCCGGACAGGACGAAAGTCAAGCCCGGTGCGAAGGGCGGGAAGGAACTCGTCGGCGGATACACCTATGAGGTGAATGGTATCCCGACGCAACTCAAGCTGGAAGACGTCCTGCATCTGCGCGACTTCCATCCGCTTGATGACTTCTATGGCCTGTCGCGGTTAGAGGTTGCGGCCAGATCAATCGACATATCGAATAGCTCAGCTGAGTGGAACGCGAAGATTCTCCAGAACGATATGCGTCCACCCGGAGCACTCGTGCTCACGGGCAATCTGACCGAAGATCAGCGTGCGTTCCTGGAGCGCCAACTCCGCGAGAAGTACATGGGCTCGGGGAATGCTGGGACGCCGATGATCCTGGAGGGCGGATTCGACTGGAAGCAGTTCGCCATTTCGCCGAAGGACATGGACTGGGTGAATGCAGATAAGTCCAACCTGCGGCGCATCTGCTCCGTGTTCAACGTGCCCTCGGAACTTCTGGGCGACAGCGAGAATAAGACTTACTCGAACGTTCAGGAAGCGCGGAAGGCGCTCTACATGGAAACGGTGCTTCCGATCATGGACAACCTGCGGGACGCACTGAACGCATGGATCGTGCCGCTCTATGGGGAGGGGATAGTCCTCGATTATGACCGGGATGCTATCGAGGCACTCCAAGAGGACCGGGCGGCCAAGTATGCATACCTTGCCGCATCGGACTGGCTGACGGTTAACGAGAAGCGGGAGGCGACGGGGTACGACGAGGTTGGGCCGGATGGCGACGTGATCCTGGTGGGAATCGGGAAGATCCCGCTTGAGCAATCCGTCGCCGAGCCTGAGCCTGTCCCGGACGTGCTTCAGTCGTTTGCGGGCGGAAATGGCGCAGAGGCTGATGAGAAGCCCGTAGACGAAGAAGAGCCGGAACCCGAGGGATCGGGCGCGGGTGCCGACGAAAAGGGCGCTACGGGCCGCTCAGCCACCCCCAGGGTCATTCCCGAGCATAAGGCGACGGGATTCTGGGGCAAGCCCGAACGCAAGGAACGGCTCTGGCTGACGTTCGAAGCGCGGGTCAAGGCACGCGAGAAATCGTTCGAGCAGATGGCCAAAGGCTACCTTCGCGCCCAAGCCGATGCACTTCGGCAGCGGGCCGCCCGGCTCGGCTCTGTGAGCGGAGTCCATGCAGCCGACATCTTCAGCGTCAAAGAAGAGGCGAAGCGATATGCCCGGACGTTTACGCCCTGGTATGTCGATCACTTCATTCGGGCGGGCAACGCTGGCATGAGGGCATCGAAGTGTGAGCTGTTCGATGACGGCGAGTTCAAGGCTCAGGCATGGAAGGGCGATCCGAAGAAGCCGGCGTCATGGGTATTCACGATGACGCCTGCTCAGGACGCGAAGCTCAAGAACATGATCTTTAACTCGGGCACGAAGGTGAGCGAAACGACGCTTGAGATTGTCGAACGCATGATCCACGAGGCCAATGATTCAAACTGGACGGTCGCTCAGCTCGCCCAGAACTTGAGCGACAAGGCGACAGACCTGGGACCGTGGAGGGCGCGGTTGTGGGCGCGGACGGAGAGCGCGAAGGTCGATAACTACGGAGCTGTCGAGGGATTCAAGGAAACCGAGTTCGTCGAGCTCAAGGGCTGGATGTGTAGTTTTGTACCGGACTCGCGTGAATCGCACATCGCGGCAGATGGGCAAGAGGTCTTGCTGGAAGAGGACTTCAACGTCGCGGGGGAGCGGCTTGAATTTCCCGGCGATCCGCGCGGGAGCGCGGGCGAGGTCTGTAACTGCCTGTGTGGCACGTACCCCATCGTCGTGTCTATCGGGGAAGGAGGCGATTGATATGTCAAAGAAGATCGAAATTAAGGATTTAGAGTTCAAGTTCACCGTCGGGGGCGAGGACGCCGACGCCGGGACATTCACCGGCTATGCGAGCGTGTTCGATATGGTGGACACCTATGGTGACGCGGTTCAGCGGGGCGCGTTCAAGAAAACGCTCAGGGAGAAACTTCAATTCCCGCTTCTGTGGTCTCATGACATCAGCAAGCCGATCGGCATCATCTCGGGGAAAGAGGATAAAAAGGGCCTGGAGATTACGGGGCAACTGAACCTGGATGTCCAGCTCGCCCGCGAGATTCGCTCGCTCATGGCGCAGGGAGCCGTGACGGGACTCTCCATCGGCTACAACGCAGTCAAAGAACTCATCGACTCGGAGACGGGCATCAGGCAACTGCTGGAGGTCAACCTTTGGGAGATCTCGCCATGCGTCTTTCAGTCGTGCCCCGATGCGGTGGTCGATGATGTGAAAAGCAAAGAACCGGGCGCGGAGCCGGGGCAACCCACTCCCGAGGTCGAGCCGGAGTTCCTCCACTCGATCAAGGAAATGACGGCCCGGATTACTGAATACCTGAATTCATAACAGGAGGAGAAATCATGGACATCGAGAAAGAAGTCGCCACACTTAATGGCGCAATCAACAAGCTCATCGCCGATGTGCAGACCAAGCACACGGAGGTAGAGAACGGACGGGCCTCGAAGGTAGCTTTCGACGAGTTCAAGGTCAATACCGACAAGCGGTATAACGAACTCTGCGACGAGGTCATCAAGCTCAAGACGCCCATCATCCAGGCCAGTGAGGCCGATGTGGCGAAGATCGTCAAGACAAAGGCTTTCCAGGGCTGGCTTCGCAAGGGCAAGGGTGGGCTTAGCCCCGAAGAGCAGAAGGTTCTGACCATCGCGGACTCGGACCACGCCGGAGTGCTGGCTCCTTACGAGTACGTGCAACAGATCATCAAGGCCCTGACGCTCTACTCGCCCATTCGCACGGTTGCGAACGTGAGGCAGACGTCGGCCTATGCCGTCGAGTTCCCGACGGAACTCACGGTCCCGGCTGCGACCTGGATCGCAGAGAGCGCAGAAAAGACCGAGACGACCGGGCTCACCTACGGCCTGACCGAACTCAAGACCTTCGAAATGGCGCAGCTCTTCAAGGCTACGCAGAAGATGCTGGAGGACAGCGCCTTCAACCTGGAATCTGAGATCGCCAGCGTCGTGGGTCGGAAGTTTGGGGTCCTGGAAGGGACGGCATTCTATTCCGGTAACGGCACCACGGCTCCTGAAGGCATCACCACCAACGCGACGGTCCTGGCCGATCATCGGGATGTCCTGACAACCGATGTCCTGGTCTTCGACGACTTCATCGGCACGCAGTACCAACTCGCCTCCCCTTACGTTGCAAACGCGACATGGCTGATGAACCGGACGTTGCTCGGCGTCGCTGTGACGCTGAAGAGCGCGACGACCAATATGTACCTTCTCCAGCCGAATCTCCAGCAGGGCCAACCGGCTACGATTCTGGGCAACCCCGTTCTGGAATGCCCGGACTTCCCGGCCATCACGTCCACCACACTCAGCACCACGCCCGGCGACAACGGCATCGTCTGTGCACTGGGCGACTTCAGAGCGGGCTATACCATTGTGGACCGGGTTGACATCAACATCCAGCGGCTCGTCGAGAAGTATGCCGAGTTCGGCATGATCGGGTTCCTGGCGCGTCGGCGGGTCGGCGGCGGGGTTCTTTTGCCGGAGTCCATTCAACTTCTCAAGAATATCCTGACCTAAGGGACGGGAGGCTAAAGTGATCAACACAATTACGAACCACAAGGTAGTCAGCCTCCTGACGCCCATCGTAGCCAACAACACGGCGGAGGGGACGGGCTTGGCAAAGGATCGGTGGGGGTACGGCGATGTTCTGATGGTCGCTCATGTCGGGATCTCGGGCGATACGCTCAGCGGCACGACCTACTGGACGATCTCGTTCCAGGAATGCGCCGTGACCACGCCGGGAAGTTTCACGACCATCGCTCAGGCGGACCTTGAAGGCGGGACGCCGACCTGGGTCATCAACGAGCCTACCGAGGACGACATGACCATCACCCGGATGTATCGGGGGAGCCTGCGATATGTCCGCATTCTCTTCACGCAGACAGGCACACACACGAACGGGACGCCATTGAGCGCGGTGGCAGTCATGGGGCAACCGAATCAGATGCCCGTGACACAGGACACGGAAGTTCAAGCGTAGTTTATCGGGCGGGGGGACGCGACTCTCCCCGCCCATTTTTACAGCGGGAGGGCATCATGCCGATTGAGTTTGATAAGACGCCCGGCGGCGTCAATGCGCTTCGGGCATCGGGTAAGACTATGCGGGTCAGGATGAAAGAGACGCGGAACGTTTATGAGGCCGGGAAGTCCTATGACCTGCCTCTGGACTTGGCGTTCATGTATATCAGGAATGGCCGGGCCTATGAGGACAAGTCTATCGACGGGGCGCCGGAGATAAAAATCGCAGTCGTCGATTCCGTGACGCTCATTGAATCACCCGCAAAGAAAGGCAAGGGCAAGAGGAGCTAAACATGGCAGACCTGGTCACGTTGGCAAACGTCAAGAGCTATCTCTGGCCGGGGGAGTCCATCACGACATGGGACGCCATCCTGCCGTCAATCATTTCGGCGGTCTCCGAGCAGGTCAACCGCGAGGTTGGGTGCATCCTTTTGAGCGCAACCTACACGGCAGAGCTTGTCAGCGGGGACGGGACGTCTGCATTGAAGCCCCTGAACTGGCCCATCACGGCGGTTACGTCCATAGAGGACAACTATGGGGCCGAATACGTGGAAGGTAACGACGCGGATTTCGTCATTGATGCGCTCTGCCTGCGGAAGGTTAACGGCGTCTGGGCTGAGGGAAGGGGAAACTTCACGCTCACCTACACGGCGGGCTATGCGGCTGTTCCGGCGGACATAGCCCTCGTGGCATACGAATTGATCGCCCGGAAGTGGAAAACAATGAAAGAGCAAGGCTGGGGCGAGAGCGGGCGGACAATGCCGGACGGATCAACGAGCACGGTCAATGCGGACGGCGCACTGACAAAATCACAACTGGCGATCTTGGCGAAATTCAAGCGGGTCACGATATGACGGACGGGATAGGGCTGAGGGCCGACTTCAGCGGGGCGATCCGCAAGACGGAGACGCTCAAGGCGCTCCCACGTGCGCACAAATACCAGGCGACGAGCTGGACTGCTGAGACGATCAAAGAACTCATGCGTTCGGCTGCTCAGATGCAGAAATCGTCCAAGTATAAAAAGAAGTCCAGCCTGATGGGGCGGAACATAGGGCAACTCATCGCGGCCGGAGATGAACGCTGGACTATCGCCATCGGGACGGGGATCGGCGGAAAGCAGAGCGTTCCCTATGCGCTCATCCAGGACAAGGGCGGCACGACGCACCCCGTTGTCACGGACAGGATGCGGAAGTGGGCATGGTGGGCTTATTACAAGTTCAAGGAGGAGCGGTTCAAGTGGCTTGCGCTCACGAAGCAGGGGACGCTCACGGTCAATATCCCGGAGTCTAAATGGTTCTCCGGCGTGATAGCGGAACAGGAGCCACGGCTTTCGGCGATGATGCAGAAGCCCGTGGTCTTGAGGCTTGCGGAGATGATGGCAGGAAGTTCCGCAGGGAAATTGGCAAAGTGAATTTAGGAGGATAACATGGCAAAAGGAAAAATCAAAGCCGACAACGTCGGCGTGCGCGGATTCTACCGCGTCCAAATCGAGGAACCCTTCGGAAAAGGCAACGGGAAAATCGTTGGGGATTCCGGCTGGTGCGAAAACCAGATCACGAACATCGGCAAGCAGGACTTCCTTTGCGCGAACCTTGCGGGGACGACCGGCTCGAAGCGCGTCCTGGGGATCAATATCGGATCGGGCACTGTTCCCGGCGCGGCTGCGACAACGCTCGATGGTGAGATCAGCACGGCGAAGCGGATGGGCGGGGCGGACATGACGGTTTCCATTGACACGAGTTCAGCGGTGTCGTTCCTGGCCACGTTCTATTCCAGCCGGACCTTTCTCGCCAGCTCATCTTCACTTCGGAACATCGGGTTGTTCGACTGCACGACAGCCGCGGGGTCGCTCTTTGCGGGCTCAACCTACGCCGTCTCTACCTGCGACACGAACCAGAACGTCAACGTAACCTATCGCATTCAGTTCAGCTAAGTTGAACAGGGATGAGCGAGCGGCTGCGGTTTCTGCACTGCGGGAAAATATCGCCCTAGTCAATCGAGTTGTAATCGCTCAATCCCGCTCCAAGCACCATATACATCGGGCACAACGGAAGATCAGAGAATGGGAAGCCGACATCGATGTTCTCTTGAAAGAGGAAACGGAGGAAAATGCGGAACGACCTATTCAAGCGTAAAGGCGGGATTCTACTTGACCTTGCCTGCGGGAGTAAGAAGAACCAGGGATTCATCGGCCTGGATAAGCGGAAACTGCCGGGCGTGGATATGGTTCACGATCTGGAGAAGTTTCCCTATCCCTTCCCGGACAACATCTGCCTCTCTATTATCGGGTCGCACATCGTAGAGCACATCAAGCCGTGGCTGATGCTTCAGTTCATGGACGAGCTGTGGCGAATCACAAAGCCGGAGGGGAAGCTGGCATTCGTCCATCCGTATGGGGTGAATCAGTTCTACATCCAAGACCCGACGCACTGCAATCCATGTAACGAAAAGACGTGGCAGTATTTCGACCCCCGATACGTGCTTTACCAAATTTACAACCCGAAACCCTGGCTGATAGAGAAGGGGTTCCCCGTTTGGCAGGACACGGGGGTCATGGAGGTCGTGTTCAGAAAGCTCATGGAAGGACAGGTCTATGACCAAAGGATTTAAGACCACCAAAGGATACCGTCGATACGACCTCATCGAGAACATGGGTGAGATTCAGCAGAGGCTTACCATCGGCGTCCCCATGACCGGGACGTTGCGCTCGGAGTGGGTCCTGGCGCGGTATGGACAGGTCATTCCCTGCAACTGGTCGCACCACGAAACAATCCAATGGATAGACCAATACTCCCCGATACGATTCCAGGTTGCAGACGCAAGGAACCTTGTTGTCGATGCCTTCATAAAGGCTAAGACGGACTGGCTGCTTTTCATCGACCATGATGTTGTGCTTCCACCTACGGCCTTTTGCCAGCTCAATGAATACATGGTCGAGGAGAAGTACCCGGTTGTCGCCGGACTCTATTTCACAAAGTCCGTCCCGTCCGAGCCGTTGATGTACCGGGGGACGGGCTTCGGCTATTATGCTAAATGGAAGATGGGCGATAAGGTCTGGGTGGATGGGCACGGGATGGGATGCACGCTGATTCACAAGTCCATCATCGAGGCCATTTGGGAGGAGAGCGAGCCGTATAAGTGTGCGGGGCAGGACATTCGCAGGGTCTATGAAACGCCGACGCGAATCGGCGTTGACCCGGAGACGCACACGATAAATATCCAGACGGGGACGGAGGACATTGATTTCCTGGACCGGGTGCGGAAGCACGGTCTTATCAAGAAGGCGGGATGGCCCAAGATTGCCGAGCAGCGGTATCCGTATCTCGTCGATACGAACATCTTCTGCTGGCATATCGACGGCTCGGGGATTAAGTATCCGGCACGCGGCGAACAGTTCAGGTTTATGAAAAAGAAAAAGTAAATGGCCCACACCTACGATAACAAACAGCAGTTCACCACGGGTGCGGCTGACCCGACGCAATTCTCCTATACGTGCGGGAGCGGGTCAACCGTTCTTGTTCTGCTTATCGTAGGGGCCGGGACAACGCTCAGGACGGGGGGTGCGCCGACTTATAACGGCGTCGCCTTTACCCCTGGCGATACGAACTACAACGTCGAAACGTTCAACGAACTTTGGTACATGCTCGACCCGCCAACGGGTTCCTCTTACACGGTTCAGATTCAGAACGACAATACCCGCACCATCTTCGGATGCGTGGCTTCATTCAAGGCGGCATCCGGTTATACCTCTCAGTTGAGGGCTTGCTCCAAGACGACGGGGACGACGGCCGACCCCGGCGGCCCAACGATGACCTCGCTTGCGGCGGGAGATGTCATCGTATCGGTCATCGGAACGGGCGACAACACATTCGCTCCGTCGGGACAGACCGGGACGGTTATCTACACCTACGACCCTGCTGCTTACGGAATGGGGTCTCAATACTACATCACGCCCGATACGGCGGACAGGAGCCTGACCTGGACGGAGGCGACGGCGGATGACTGGAATACCATCGTCGCGTCGTTCAAGGAAGTCGCTGCAACCCGCACCATCAGCATCACCGAGCCTGTTACCGTTACGGAACGGCAGGTTATTCAGCCCATCCCAGCGGGAACACCGACCGAGGTTTTAACCGACGGCGGGATGGAGACCTGGACAAGTGCCACCGACCTCACCAACTGGACGGAAATTCCAGAGGGGTCATCGACCGTTAATAGAGAGTCTTCTGACATAAAAAGCGGGTCTTATTCATGTCGTTTTGATGTTGATGGCTCAGATAGTCACGTTGCAATATTGCAATACTCTATACCCATTCCTATTTCAACGCCATGCGTAATGAGTTTTTGGTACAAGGTCTCCGGAGCAGGAACCTGTGGTTTTACGTTTTGTGTTACGGGTGCCCATGGGGCGTACCTACAACTTGATGGAACATGGACTTCTAACAGCGCGATTCAGTCTATACCAACAAGCAACGGTGTTTGGCGTTTCTATTCAATTACTTTTACGAGTCACGATGATGGTCCCGAGACCTATGACTTTGAGTTTCGTCGTGGGACCGCCATATCGCAGTCGGTATATATAGATGACATCTCCATTAAGAAATACGTCACCTCCACCGACCGGAATATCAACATCACCGAACCCGTTGCGGTGGGCGAGGCCAGCATCGGCGGCTTGCTCGGCACGCTAGCCCTGTCTATGGTACTCGCCGTCGGGGTAGGCGAAGTTGTAACGCCGCAAATCTATCGACAGGCGGCTATCGTCGAGACCATCACCGCCACGGAGTCCCCGCCGACCGTCTCGCTGGCCCCCCTCGCTATTTCCATCACGGAACCTTGCACGGTAGGGGAGGCGCGGACCCTCGTCCTTGACACCATAACTCTATCTGCCGTCCACGGTGTTACGGTAGGGGAATCACAGACCATCGGCGGAATAATTCCAAATACCGCAATCATCGAGGCCATCGCGGTTGGGGAGGCACGGACACTCGGTGTCGGCCCGCCGATTATCGGCATCACCGAACCCGTCACCACCGGAGAAGCCGCAACGGGAAAAGCCTCTACGCTCATCGCGGCTATCACGGAGCCGGTCACGCTGACGGAGATACCGACGGTCGAACGCGAGGCTGAGCCGACGCGGATAATCTCGATCTCGGAATCTGTCGGCGTCGCCGAGGTTCCGGCAGAGATCGTTGGCGGACTTGCCAAGTCAATCAGCGAACCAATAACCGTCGGCGAAGTCCAGACGCTGATTGCCGGAGCGCTCCTCAAGTCAATCGCCGAGCCGGTAACCGTGGGAGAGGTCCAGTCGCTTGTCGTCGGGACCCTTGTCAAGTCAATCAGCGAATCCATCACTACGGGTGAATCGCAAGCGCTGGTAACCGGAGCACTCGCCAAGGCGATCACCGAGCCTATAACGGTAGGCGAAGTGCAAACGCTGATCTCCGGGGCACTGATTAAGGCAATTACCGAGCCCGTTACCACAGCGGAAGCACGGACGCTCGTTACGGAAGGCCCAAAGGCATCGATCACCGAGCCGGTCTCAATTTCCGAAGTCAGGACGGGGATCATCGGGACGGCGAAGGCAACGATCAGCGAACCGGTAAGCGTCGTCGAGGTCGCGCCCATAGTCTCCGGTTTAGGGGGAGAGACGCGGCTCGTCTCGATCTCTGAGCCGGTTGCGGTAGCTGAGGTTCAAACACTTCTTGTCGGGGCCGTTGCCGGGGCCGTCACTGAATCCGTTGCGCTAAGTGAAGTTCGAACTGGACAAGTCGGGGCAGTCCTTGCCGAAGCGACAAGCGCGATTCAGGTCGAGGAAGTCCCGACCGGTCAGGTGGGGGCGCTCGCGGGTGCGATTACCGAGAACGTCCAGACCACCGAGAGCCAGACCATCGAGGTCAAGGATGCGATCAAGCCGGTAGCCATAGACATCTTGGAATCCGTTTCGGTTGCCGACATCCCGACCTTCTTCATGTATGACGAGACCGGAGTGGTCGTTACATGGGATGTTGTCCTGAATCGAAGGGCCGGGGTTCGAAGCGTGGAGCCGAGGCAAAGGATATTCGACGTGCGAGTCATGGGGGGTCGACAATGACACAGTTTTTTATAGAGAAAGCGTTTGCCGAGAAATTCAAGATCGGCCTCATTTACTGGCCGCCCGACGTGGATGCTGTGAACACCATCGTTTCAGCGACGGCGGCCGTTTCACCGGCCGGGTTGCTTCTCGATGGAGATGTCGAAAAATCAGGATCGCAAGTCCTCCAGATGATTTCAGGGGGAACGTCCGGCGTCCTTTATACGCTCCAGTTCACCGTCACGACCACGGACGGGAGCATCTACGCATCGCCCGACCATGACGCGATTGCCGTGAGGATATTATGACCGCTCCAGCAGTGCCTTTGCGCCTTCAGATTATTGATCGCATCGTTGATGTATTACAAGGTATTACAACGGGCGACACCTACTTCTATACGCCGGGAGATGTTGCCAAGCGCTTCATCCATTGGAGCGAGTGCAAGTCATTCCCGACCTACATGGTATTCACGGCATCCGGCGGGACTGTCGAGCTGAGCGGGGCGGCCGGGGACGATAGCGAGTACACCGAGGACTTCCTCGTCTCGGTCAAGGGCATCGTCAAGGATAGTACGGATACCGTCACGAAGTTGGAGCGGTGTATCGCGGACGTGCGCAAGGCCATTGACGCAGACTCGCGGAGCGGGGCGGCGGGGACGTTGGGCGTCCTGGCGGTGCAAGTGAGGATTGAGGATTCGCCGGAAACGGATGACGGATACCTGAGCCTGGAGGGCTTCGGATTCTTTGACCAAAAGGTCCGAATATCAATCGCGGGAGTCATGGGGGTCTAAGCATGAAGATTACATGGAGCAATAGCGATCAGCACACCGAATGGGGACTGTTTCGTGTCGGGGACGTGATCGATACTACGGAGCGGGGTATCCCGCTTGAGGTCGTATCGTCCTGGACGCGGGACGGTTTCGCCATCGAGGTGAAGCCGACGGGGAAATCCGAGAAATTGAAAAGACTCATCAAGACGATAAAGGAGGCTTGACATGGGTGACATCGAAAAAAGACTCAATAAGGCGGCTATTAAAAAGGCGACGGTCTGGGGCACGGTCGTTGCGGGGCTGGACGGCGCGGGCAACGGCATCCTGCCGCTTAACCCCGGCTCCCCGAAGCGGAATGTCCAGATGATCGAGGACGAAGCGGCCTCCGCGTTCGAGGTCAACTTGGACGTCGGCAATTATGCGGTCTCGGATTTCAGTCTGGACTTCGATTACCGCTGGGACGGATTGGAGAACATCCTGCTCGGCCTCCTTATGGGCGTGGATACGGCCCCGCAAGCCCAGGGCGGAACGGCGGCATACCTGCATACGGTAACACTGGCGAACTCGGCGGTTGGGTTGTTCGCATCCTACGCGACGGAGAAGGGGGCGCAGGTTCATACGATCCCCACCATGAAGGTCTTGAAGGCGGCCTTCTCAACCAGCGGCGGATTGCTCAAAGCGGTATTCGGCGTGAGGGGGAGCGAGATTACCGACGCGACGGCAACCCTCGGATCGACAACCGTTCCGGCCAATTCGCACATCCGGGCCAAGTTCCAGCAGGCCGTGTTCAGGATGAACGATTACACGCTCGCGGGCGGGGGCACGACATTGGGTTCCGGCCATGTCATCAAGCCGAAGGCGTTCAGCCTTGAGATTGAGCGCAAGATGGATGCGGAGCACGTCTCCGGCCAACAGGTGGTTCTTGAACCCGTCGAGAATGACAAGCCGAGCGTAAAACTCACGATGGAGTTCCCGCGCATGGACGCGACGAACGCCGCATACTTCGCGGCATGGACGGCGGCAACCGATAAGAAGGCTGACATCATCGTTACCGGGCCAACGTGCGCCGGGGCTTATCCTTACGTCCTGAATATCCAGCTTCCGCATCTCATCATTGAGGACGTCGAATACGCCGACTCGAAGATCATCCCGGCAAAAGTTGTGCTCAGGGGCGCGATGGCGGATGTGGCCCAGACCGGATTGACGGGGCTCCTGCCTATCGGAATTTTTGTGACCAACCTTCGCAGCACGAGCTTCATCGCGTAAGGGGAGGACAACATGGCTGACATTGAGAAAAGGCTAAACAAGGCGGCGATCAAAAAGGCCGTGGATTGGGGGACGGCCGTGGATACCGATGCGGCAGGGATGGGGCTCCTTCCCTTAAATCCTGGTGCTCCGAAGGCTACGGTGCAGATGATGGAGGATGAAAGCTACGGCGCGTTTGAGACGAACCTTGATGTCGGGACTATCAATCCCTCGGACTTCGGACTCGATTTCGATTACCGCTGGGACGGGCGCGAGAACCTACTCTTGGCCATGCTCATGGGGACGGCGGGACTTCCGGGGATGTATTTCATCGTGAGCGCCGCAAACAACAAGCTCGACTTCGGGGAGGGTGGGGCAGAGATCACGGCGACGCTGACGAATGCGACCTACACGGGGGCGGCGCTGGCTACGGAAATCAAGACGCAGTTGGACGCGGCCGCCGGGTCGGCGCTGACTTATACCTGCACCCATGATGCGACGACCCGGAAGTTCACCATCTCGGCGGGCGGGACATTCGAACTCAAGTGGAACACGGGCACGCACAAGGCGACGGACTGTTCGACGCTCTGCGGATTCTCAGATGCGGCCGACGATACCGGGGCGGCGACCTATACATCGGACGTTGCAGGCGTCGGCATCGCGCTCAATTACCTGCACGCCCTTACGCTGAAGAACGCGGCTGTCGGACTCTTCGGGACGTATGCTACGGAAAAGGGCGCTACCATCCATACCGTCCCGACGTTCAAGGTCTTGAAGGGTTCATTCTCCGTGAACGCAGGGCTCATCAAGTCGTCATTCAACCTGCGGGGCATCAGCGTCGTGGACAACTCGGCGCTTCCTGCGGCCTTCACCAGCACGACGGTTGATGGCAACACGCACGCACGGGCGAAGTTTACCCAAGCCGTGTTCAGGTTGAACGCACGGACCGGGGATGATTTCGTGGACGGCGACATTGTCCGGCCCAAATCATTCGCATTGGAGATCGAGCGGAAGATGGACTCGGAACACGTCGCGGGCGTGCAGACAATCGTCGAGCCCGTTGAAAATGACAAACCATCCGTCAAGCTGACAATGGAATTTCCAAGGATGGATACCGTCAATGCGGCATATTTCGCGGACTGGATTGCTGCGACGGAGAAGAAGGCGGACCTTACGATCACCGGTCCGGCTGTCGAAGGGGCATATAACTACTATCTGAAATTCCAATTCCCACGGCTCATCATCGAGGACGTAGAGTATGCGGACAGTAAGATCATCCCGGCGAAGATCGTTCTACGCGGGGTGACTGCAGACTCAGCGCCGTCGGGGATGACGGGCGTTCTTCCTATTTCCATCAGCCTAATGAATGGTCGGAGCGCGGACTATCTCGCATAAGAGGAGAACATGGATATAAAAAAGCTACAGCCAGAGGCTGAAGTCACCTACGCCCTTGAGACGACCGGCGAGCCGATCACCATCACCTTCCGTGTCGGCTTTATCGCGCTTGACGCGGTGCAGGATTATGTCAACGAATCCAGGGACGGCACTCGCCCTCCCCGCATCTCGGACGTTATCCGGCGGGCCGTGAGCGACGCCATTCACGGATGGGACTTGACCGAGGGCGACGCGCCGCTCCCCTGCACGCGCGAGAGCAAGGACAAGTATCTCCCGCTCCTCTTTGGGCTCAAGGTGCAGAAGCCCGAGGCCGTGGTGGATGATGTGCTGGTCGATCCGGCGGCATCCGTCCTCGTGCGGGAGTTGGCGGAGTTCGCGGGGAACCCGGAGAACTTCCTAAAAAATTAAATGCCTATCTCGGCTACTATGTCGATCGCTGGGAATCGATACTAAAGCCGGAAGATCACCAGCACGGGATAGGCGAATCGACGGGGGAGTGCGTGAACTGCCAGCTTGATGCGATGGCGGCGAAGCTGAGCGCATTCGAGATCGGGGTATGGAATTGGTATTGCGAGAACGTGAATCACTTTACGCTTGAGGTGGGGATAGTGGCCGACGAGTTCCGGCGTGCGGGGCTTCGCGGCCCGGCGCGGAGGCTGGCGCTGTCGGCGTTGAACGCTATCCATCTCGCATTCCAGGCTGTCGCGGCGGAGCGAAGAAATAAGGTTCAGGGAGAATCGAATGGCTGACAGGATTCTTTGTATGGATTGCAGTAAGCCATTGGGCCACGAAGCCAAATGGAGGGGAAATAAACGTTGTCGCGCGTGTTATGCCGCAAGGCCATTGAACCGACCGGCCTGCTTGGATTGTGGAAAACCATTAAGCAATTCGGCCAAGTCGAGGGGAGATAAGCGTTGTGTCGTTTGTGCCGGTGCCAGGAGGCGGGGAACGCATCGTCCCTGGACATGGCGTGATGGGATAAGAACACAACGGTATAGCCAGGATTGGATAGAAATAAGAGAGGCCATCAGGAAGAGAGATGATTATCTTTGTCAACATCCCGGGTGTTATCTTCCAGAGAACGGAAGAAAACATGACTGTCATCACATTGATCGAAATCGAGCAAGCAATCATCAAGTCAATTTGATTCTGCTGTGTAAGCACCATCATGGAATTACGAAGCCGAAATACGGGAATGAAGAACATTGGCAATTATTCTATGAGGAAGTTCAGGCGATGCGAGGAATAATCTAATGGGCGCAGATGTCCGCTATATCGTGGAAATGGATGCCACGGGCGCCTTGAAGTCTATCAAAGACCTGGATGGGGCGATCAATCAGGCCGCCGGAACGACGGCTAAGGCTGGCGGATCGTCCGGGCCATTCGGCAGCCTCTTCGCTCAGTTTACTGCCGGGACGCTCGTAGCCTCTGCGCTTCAAAAGGGGATCGGTGCACTTAAGGGCGTTGTCGAAAGTTCAATTACGGCCGCCATCGAAGCTGAGCAAGCCGAGAATAATCTGAAGGCCGCCCTAGAGATCACAGGCCGGACTGTTGAAGGGAACATCCAGCACTATAAGAAGTTCGCCGCTGAACAGATGCGGGCGACGACCTACACGGATGAGCAGGTCATGGCCAGCCAGGCGTTGCTCCTCCAGCTCACGAGCCTTGATCAGCAGGGACTTGACCGGGCGACGAGGGGCGCGATGGGCCTGGCCTCAACGATGGGGATAGACCTTCACAGCGCGACCATGATGGTCACGAAGGCGATGGAGGGAAACTACGGAGCGCTGGGGCGTGTCGGAATCCGGGTCGCCGAGAACTTGACGACGGAACAGAAGCAGGCGTCGCTCCTCGATCAGTTGAATAAACTCTATTCGCGCTCCACGGCTGAGACGGAGACCTTCGGAGGGGCGCTGAAGCAATTAGCTAATAACTGGGATGAGGTCAAGGAGGCGGCCGGGACGGCGATCATTAAGACCAAGGGACTTGGAGAAGCTGTCGTAGCCTTCAATAGGGCGATATCGGATTTCGTCGCTTCCGGCGGGTTCGCGCGTTTTCTTAATGACCTCATTCGGTCCATGCCATTTATTGGTAAATTTTCGGACGCCTTGAAATTGATGGCACTCTTGATGCGCATTCAGACCGCAGAATTCGAGCATGCCTCAAGAGTCAATGCCGGATTGGTGATTACGGCTGATGCATTAGGGAAGGCTTTCAAGGGCGCAGCTCCCATGCTCAAAATCTTCGGCGTGGACTTCAAGAGCCTCGTCGATATGTTCGTGAGCGCCCCGGCCAAGATCAATCAGACCGGGACAGCCGTCCATAACTTGACGGCGGCGGAGATCAAGGCGGCGAAGGAAGCGGTTGACGCGAAGAAGAAACTTGCGGCTGCGGTCCAGGAGATCATCAATAAATACAATCCTCTGAAGGCGGCGATGACGGCCGTGTTCAACGAGCAGAAGGTGCTGACGGCAGCGTTTAAGGCCGGGGCTATCAGTGAGGCAACATACAGGATCGGCATGGATGCCAGCACGAAATCACTCAGGGCGTTCGGCGAGACGATCATCGACACGGCCATTCCGGCCTATAACAAAATGGAGGCGGTTGCCAAGAAGGCGATTGCCAACATGGCGGCTGGGCCGCCGAAATTAACGAAGTCGTGGACTACGAATGTCGCCAAATGGGTTGCGGCAAATCAGCAAGCCTTCGAAAAAATTCTAGGTATTGCCTCGACCGTCACTGCCGCGATTGACGCTATCATGACGCAGAGCACGACAAACCGAATGCTTTTGCTGGACCAGGAATATCAACATCGGCTCGAACTGATTAATAACAGCAAGATGAACGAGAAGGAAAAGGAGAAGGCTATCACGGCCCTGGAAGCCGAGTATCAGATGAAGCGCCGGGCGGAAGAGGTGAAGGCGGCACGGGCGCGGAAGGCCATCGCCATCTTGACGGCCATTATCAACACGGCTGAGGGCGTCACGAAGGCTTGGGCGCAGGGCGGCGCTATCTTCGGGCCGATCCTTGCGGCCATAGTTGCGGCGGCCGGGGCTTTCCAGATCGCCCTCATCAAGAGCCAACCGATCGGAGCGGCGAAGGGGGCCATCTTCAAACAGAGAGCGCTCCTGATGTCGCAGGCAAGCGGTCAGGAATACGAGGTGGCCGAGGGCGGGGAGGCTGAGATTGTCAGTTCTCCGCGCCAGCTCCGGGAAGCCATCATGGGGCCGGGCGGCACGGCCAGTGGACCCGGCTTTCTTGAGATCCACCTCTATATCGACGGGAAAGAGATGAAGGACTTTATCGTCAAGACCATCCGCCAGCGGGGCAGGTCGGAACTCATGCTGATTCATCCACGGGCGGTGAGGGCATACTGACATGGCAATTTGTAAATTCCTATACGAAAACTTGTGGAAGGGCATCGAGGGAGTGGACTTCGAAACAACCGTATCCTCGGAAGGAACGAATTTTCCGGTGACAAATACACAGCGCCGGATCCCCGGCCGGAGGTGGAGGACAACCGGCTGCGTAGAGGACCAGTCCATTGTCCGTAATTTCTATTCAGAGATCACCGTCGAGGCATTCTGCATTCGTGGTAATAATTTCTCTGCCGATGCTGTGATCACGATACAGGGGAACAATGAGGATACCTGGGACGAGCCGGGGTTCGAGGCAATCCTGAGCCCTAACAATGAACGGCTGATGGCCGCATATTTCGACCCCCCGGTGACTTATCAGTATTGGAGGCTCCTGATTTCGGACCCCACGAACGCGGACGGCTTCATTGAGGTCGGGCCGATTTTTCTCGGTCCGGCATTCACCCCGGAAGTGAATTATAGAAACGGCGGCGCATTCACCCCGGAGGATTTGAGCGTCATCACGATAAGCGCGGGCGGACAGCGAACGGTCGTCGTCCAGGACCAGCCGGGGGCGTGGCAGTATTCGTTCAGGACATCGGAGAAAGCGGCGTTCGAGTTAATTCGCCAGGCCGTCGGCAGGTCGCTCCCATTCTGGTTCTGCGAGGATCCGGAAGCGGACGACCCGAACGAGGCGACGCAATATGTGGTTGCCACGGCCTGGAAGTGGGACCACATTCACTTGAATGTCTGGACCTTGGCCCTGACTTTGGCCGAAGAGATGTAGCATGAATTTCGCCGATCTGATCGAGCTCCCCGATTCCCGCCGATTGGTCGTCTGCGAGCACTATCCGGCGATGGAGGTCGAGGGCTTGGAGTGGACGGCGACCGAGGGCGGCTCCCATTACGCCGAGATGACGGACGGGGAAATCATCGAGGTTTTGGAGGCCGGGGCCGAGTATGCGGAGGTTTTTTCGGCGGCGGATTGTGACGCGACGGCCTCGACCTTCTTCATGGACCTGGAGAATAAACGGCTTTATTTGCACACTTCGACCGGAGTTATCCCTTCGCATCAAACCGGGGGGGTTTATGACTTTTGCATTCTGGCCTATTTCATCATCGGGTTCAGCGACCGCATGGACTCGAGCGGCAAGGACCCGGTGTTCGAGCCGGAGATTGAGAAGCTACTCGACGGCGGCCTGGAAGACTGGACGGACGCGACGGCGCTTGCGCATTGGACGAAGAGCGAATCGTCCGGCTCATCCATAAGCCGGGAGGAGACGGAAGTCCATAGCGGAGCGTATGCTGCGAAGTTCACGGTCGATGCGGGGGACCTCTGGTTCGAACGCATGGAGTATGCGACGGATGCTGAGGCTCAGGCGGCCTATGTCAACGAGGGGGACACGATAGGCGGAGTGATAACGCATGTCGGCGGTTATCGAATCCATACGTTTTATGAAAGCGGGACCTTCCAGGTTCTGTCCGGCTCCGTCGATGTCGAGGTGCTGGTGGTTGCTGGTGGGGGTGGTGGCGGAGGCGATGGCCCGGGCGAGGGCGCGACCTGCGCCGGAGGCGGTGGCGGAGGCGGACTTCTATATGACGACGCTTATTCGGCCACGGGAAGCATCCCCGTAACGGTGGGCGAGGGTGGCGAAGGCGGCGCAGAAGGGGACCGGTATGGCTGGGGAGATGACGGGGAAGATTCCGTATTCGGCACGATGACGGCTATCGGCGGCGGAGCTGGAGGCGGCTACATAAAGCCCGGTAAGCCCGGCGGGTCGGGCGGAGGCGG